CGTCGTGATAGTCAAGCTGAAACGGGAAACAATAAAATAGTGTTGCCGTAGCACAACAGTAGTGCCGCTTCCGCCTGCGTGAAGCGAAGAGCCGTGCAACTCGGCGCGGATAGTAGTGTTCCTATATGCGGGTGCAACTCCCGCCGGCAACTATTTTAATATTGACCGCGTCATAAGCGTTTGATGCGAAGCACCGAGGAGTGGTGACCGACTACAAAGCGTAGTCGGTTGCCGCTCTTTTTTTTATTTGCTGCCGTAGCTCAATGGCAGAGCAGCCGCCTTGTAAGCGGCAAATGGTGGTGCAAATCCACCCGGCTGCTCCATTTATGCGGGTATAGCGAAACGGAAACGGCGTCGGGTCGAATGACCTCGATAATGAGGGGTTCAACTCCCCTCTGCCCGCACAATGTATACGATCCGCGAGACATAGCGGTGAATATAAATTTCTGAATGCGCGATACACTGCGCACCGAGACACAGGAGGAAATGTAAAATGTCGTTTTCCATCAAGCAAATCAAGAGCCTGTTGTCCGAGCATGGAATGCCCGTTGACAATCTGGACAAAGCCGCAGAGGAGATTTGCGGCAGGCACACCGCCGACCTCGAGAGTATCAAGGAAGAGCGGGACGAATTCAAGAAGAGCGCCGGGCTGTATGAAGCGGCCAAGAAGGAGCTCGAAGCCCTGAAAGCGAACCCCGACAATTACAAGGAAAAGTACGAAAAGGCCAAAAAGGACTTTGACGCCTACAAGGCCGAAATCGCGCAGGAGAAGGAGATGGCTGCCAAGAAGGCCGCCTACACCGAAATCTGCAAGGACGCCGGGCTCAACGAGAAGGGCATCGCCAAGGCCGTCAAGTACGCCGACTGGTCATCGATTGAGCTTGACGAGAACGGCAAAATCAAAGACCCCAAGGAGCATATCAAATCCATTAAAGAAGAGTGGGCAGAGCACGTCGAGACCTCTCGCGTTCAGGGAGCGAACACGACTACACCGCCCCAGAACAACGGCGGAGGAGCACTGAAAACCCGCGACGACATCTACAAAACGGACGAACATGGCCGTTTCCTTCTGGATGCGACGCAGAGGCAGGAGGCTCTCGCCCAGCTCATCGCTGCAGAACAGCAGCAGAAAGGATAAATAATTATGGCAGCTTCCAATGTCGAAACCCTTACCAACCCCCGCGACAGTCTGCCCAACGTTTATAACAACGTTACGGCCCGCGAGCAGGACTTCGTGTCCGTCTTTAATCTCAACTGGGATGCCCTGCGCAAGATCCTTGGTATTATGCGTCCGATCCGCAAGGCTCCCGGCACCCGCCTCGTTTCCTACACCGCCAGCGTCGCGCTTGAGAGCGGCAACGTCGAGCCGGGCGAGGTCATTCCGTACAGCAAGGCCACGATCACCGAGGCCGTTGCGGATGACATCACGATCGAGAAGTACGCCAAGGCCGTCCCCATTGAGGACGTTGCCAAGTACGGCGCGGCCATCGCCATCGAGAAGAGCGACGAGGCGTTCAGGAACGAGCTGCAGTCCAGCGTCCTGACCCGCTTCTATAACTTCCTCAACACCGGCGCTCTTACCCGCGTTGAGACCAGCTGGCAGATGGCGCTCGCCATAGCCAAGGGCCTCGTCGTTGATAAGTTCAACAAGATGCGCAAGACCATTACCAACGTGGTCGGCTTTGCGAACGTCCTCGACGCCTACAGCTACATCGGCGCCGCCGGCATCACTGTTCAGACCCAGTTCGGCATTTCCTATGTCGAGAATTTCATGGGCTACTCCACGCTGATCCTGCTCTCCGATCCCGACATTCCTCGCGGCATCTGCATAGCGCTCCCGGTCGAAAACATCGACCTGTACTACATCGATCCGAGCGACAGCGAGTTCGCCCGCCTCGGCCTCCAGTACACCACGGCCGGCGAGACCAACCTCATCGGCTTCCACGCCGAGGGCAACTACACCACGGCTGTTGGCGAGAGCTTCGCCCTTATGGGCATGGCGCTCTGGGCCGAGTTCATCGACGGCATCGCGGTCGTTAAGGCCGAAGCGTCTGGTTCCATCGCTTCCATCAGTGGCTTCTCCACCGCTTCCGCGGGCGCTGCCGGCAAGAGCGAGCTGACCGTTCCCGATCCCACCGTGAGCGGCGGCAAATACTACTTCAAGTCCCAGGCCTCCACGGCTCCTTCTGCTCCGACCTATCTGGCGCAGTTCGACCCGACCGGCTGGACCGAGGTAGTCGACGATCAGGTCGTTACCGCGACCAACAACCACAAGTATCGCGTCGTTGAGGTCAACGGCACGGGTCAGGCCATAGCCACGGCTGACGGCACCGTCACCGCCGGCACCTGACGATAACACGAAGGAGGCAAGGTCATGCTCACGCAGATATGTCAGTATCTCCGCAACTGGTTTGTGAGAGATAAATACTTCGGCAGCTTCACGATAAGCGGCGGCGTGCTGACTTATGCGGACGGCACGGCCTTGCCTCTTCTCAGCGGGCAGTATTTCCGCATTGTCGGCTCTATCCTCAACGACGGCGTTCACAAGAACGCTGCAAGCGATGTCCTGGCCGACGAGACGTTTTCCGGCGCGGTATGGTCTATGGCCGTCCCGCCGGACTTCCTCGCACTTGCGCAGGATATAGCGACGTGGTGCACGGATAACGCCGCGGCTATCAACAGCCCGTACCAGTCGGAGACGGTCGGCGGCTACACCTACAAACTCAAGGACGGCGGCGGATCTAACAGCGCTGCCGGCGCGGGTACGTGGGAAGCGCAGTTTGCGTCTCGTCTGGGACCCTGGAGGAAGATCTGATGTACGCGCCGCACACGATAACCGTCTACAACGTAGTCCACACGACGGACGTGACCACGTTCACAGAGACGGACACCGCTTACGTGACCGTTCTCGAGGGCGTGTTCGTAGATGCTTCCAAGGCGGTGAACGTCCGGAAGAGCGGCCTCGAGGGCGCTGACGCGGTCGATGTGTATATCCCCTTCGGGGTGAAGGCCACGGACGGCCTGACCGGCGCGGCGAAACAGTACGCGAAGCCGATGGACTTCTGGGCTGCGTCCGACAAGTCGGGCCTCTGGACGCTCTCCTTCGAGGGCAACGGCGGCGAGACCTTCTTCATCAAGGGCCGGCACGTAATGACCAAGACCGTCAGCGGCTCGACCGTTATTGACATAGACGCCGCGAGGCTGCACGACGATTGCTACAACGTCACGAAGGTCGACGGAAAGGACTACGGCACGCCGAAGCACTGGGAAGTGGGCGGCCGATGAAGTTCGGGTTTTCCGTTCACGCTGATTTTTCCGGCGTGGCGCGGGAGAAGATACCGCGGGTCAAGGAGTACGCAGAGCACGTTCTCGCCGAGCAGATGCGCAAGGATACCTCGCCTTACGTGCCGATGCTGACCGGGTCCCTGGACAACCGGACGAAGGTCGAGGGCAACGAGGTTATATACCCCGGGCCGTATACGCGGTTTCTGTATTACGGCAAGGTCATGGTAGACCCGAACACCGGAAGTACCTGGGCGCCGGCCGGCGGCAGCAAGGTCGTAACGGACCGCAACCTCGTGTTTACGCATGACTTCCACCCGCAGGCACAAGCCTTCTGGTGCGAGGCCTCGAAGGCACAGAACATCGACAAATGGCAGCGCGTAGCGCAGAAGGCGGTGGATCACTTTGGCAGATAACAGAACACTCGCTCCGGAAGAGGAAGAAGCGCGGATCTCGCGGTCGGTCATGGCATGGATAAACACCTACACGTCTTTACCCGTAGCCATAGTCAACTTCGAACAGCTGAAAGCCGACGCCGTAGGCATGGCGGTCTCGACGATACAGGCCGCATACATCGTGCGGCAGTACATCACCGGCGGCCATGAAGGCGAGTATCAGTTCAAGATCATCTACCGCATTAAGCCCGGCGCGTCCAACGACGCGAGGCTCAAAGCCGAAGAGCTGCTGAATGCCATCGGAGAATGGGCGAGAACAAATCCGCCGAACCTCGGGAGCGGCATTCACTGCATCAAGTGCGTGGCCACGGCCAGGAGCGCACTTTTCGCCATATATGAAAATGGCGATGAAGACCACCAAATCCTTATGAAACTGAACTATGAGGTGAATTAAATGGCAGATCTGACTTTCAATACCACGTCGGGCGAGACCATAAAAAGAGAGCTCCTGATCGCCTACCTCAACACCGGCTCCGCCGCTACTCCTACGTGGAGCGCAATCGGCAAGCGTGTTGAGGACAGCTCCATGGAGATGGACTGGGGCGAGGAAACCTCTAAGGATATTCTCGGCGCGACTTATACCAAGATGAGAGACCCGGTCATTACGCAGAGCTTTGACCCCGTCGAACTTGACGCCGGAGACACCGCTGTTGTCAAGCTGTGGAACGCGGCCATCAAGGACCACGATTACGCGGCGCTGTGCGCAATGGATATGCTCATCGTGCATTTCTATGCGGGTACCTCTTCCACGCCGTTTGCGGAGAGGTATGCTGCGTGCTCCATCCGTCCGTCCTCCCTGGGCGGCGCCGGCGGCGGCACGATAGGCATGCCGTTCGACGTGACCTACGGCGGCACCCGCACGGTCGGCACGGCTTCCGTCACTGGCGGCGTGGTTTCCTTCAGCCCCGCGGCGTGACCGGCAAAGGAGGATTAACCCATGGCAGATATTAACCTGACTTTTGACAGCGGCGTCCGCGATCTGGAGCTGTCCGACGGCAAGGACCGCGCCGTAGTGGTCCGCTTTAACCCCTACGACGTGATGTTCATAGCGACCGTCATGGACGCCGCCGAAAAGCTTGACGCGGTACAGCAGGAGCTGACGGCCTTCAACGGCGAAACGTGGCGCGAGATATACGAGGCGTGCGTGGACGCGGACAAGAAAATGAGGGAGATCCTCGACGGCATATTCAACGTGCCGATTTGCGAGGCGCTATTCTCCGGACAGTCCGTGCACGCGATAGGCAACGGCTTCCCCGCATGGGTAAACCTGCTTGTTGCAATCCTCGACAATATGGACGCCGGGCTCGAAGCTGAGAAGACCAAGGCCCAGACCCGCATCAGGAAATATTCAGGTAAATACAAGAAATGACAGCGCCGTGGAACACAGGGCTCCCGACGACGCTGACAGTAGGAGGCGAGGAGGTATCCATACGCACGGATTACAGAGTGGCGTTAGATTGCTTCCTCGCCTTAACTGATACGGAGCTCGACGATTACAACAAAGTAATGGAGCTGCTCGATTGCCTGTATATTGACGAGATCCCGCCGGAGCACTGGCAGGAGGCCGTCGAGAAGGCGCTGTGGTTCCTTAACGGCGGCGAAGCCGAAAGGAAAAGAAACGCGCCGCAGCTCGTGAGCTGGACGCAGGACTTCAATCTCATCGCAAGCCCGATTTCAAAGAATATCGGGCAGGATATACGCGGCATGGAGTATCTCCACTGGTGGAGCTTCCTGTCGGCCTATATGGCAATAGGGGACTGCCTGTTCGCGCAGATCGTGGCCATCAGGGACAAAAAGGCGCGAGGCAAGGCGCTCGATAAAACGGACAAAGACTTTTACAAGAGGAACAAAGAACTCATTGACATACAGAAGCCCCTCACGGATGAAGAGGCACAATTCCTGAAAGAATGGATGTGAGACCATGGCGGACGCAACGGTCGTGTTTTCGGCCGAGATAGATGACAAGCAGGCACTCGCAAAGCTGAAGCAGATGCAGCACGAGATCCAGATACTGCACAACTCCATAAACCGAATGGAAAGCAAGCGCTCTCCGCTGGTGACGAAGCTGGAGCAGATCGAGTATGCGCTGGAGCAGGCCACGCGGGACTACAAAGAGGCCGACAGACTGTATATGTCGGGCGCACAAAACGCGGACCAAGAAGAGGGCCGCGCAAGGGCAAAGATGATGGAGCTCCGTGGCGAGTACGAAGAAGTGCTTGCAAAGGTCCGGCAGTATGACGATCAGATAGCAGACGCCAACAGCAGACTTGAAACGGCCGAAACGGAAGCGGGGAAACTTGCCGCAGAACTGTCGCAAGTTCAGGCACCCGCCCAGCAGACGGCACAAGCTACGGAAGCGATAGCCGCTGAAGAAAACAAGGCGGCTGTTGAAACCGAAAAAACCACGCAGGAGATGGAGAAGCTCGGCAGCACCGGGAACGAAGCCGCGCAGAAGATCTCCAAGGGCTTCAGCGGAGCGGGAAGCGGCATATCCAAGTTCGGGAAGCGCCTCGTCGGACTGGCCAAGCGTGTGTTTGTGTTCTCAATGATTACCATGGCGCTCCGCAACGTCCGCAAATGGCTGCTCAATATGATCAATACCAACTCGGAGGCCTCGGCCGCGCTGGCGCAGCTCAAGGGCGCGTTTCTGACGCTCGCACAGCCTTTGCTTAACGTACTGATCCCCGCGCTTACAAAGGTCATTCAGGTCATCACGAAGATAGTCTCCGCAATCGCCAGCCTCGTGGCCACGCTGTTCGGCACGACGATACAGGCCTCGGCGGCAGCGGCGGAAAGCCTGTATGACGAGCAGAACGCCATTGAAGGGGTCGGAGGCGCGGCAAAGAAGGCATCAAAGCAACTCGCCAACTTCGACGAGATAAACCAGCTTACCGGAGAGACCGCCGGCGGCGGTGGCGGCGGGGCATCAGCTACAAGGCCAAATTTCCAACTTGATGGCAGCATGTTGGACAAGTTGCAGAACTTCCTTGACGATACTGGAATAAGTGCGGCGCTAAACGATTTGTTTACTGCGCTCGGCAAACTGAAGCAGGGCATTATAGACTTTTGGAACAGCGATGCCGGGGCGGCGGTAAAAACTATTCTCAAAGACGCGTTTATAACCGCTATAAAGGTGCTCGCCGATGTGATCTCCACGCTTGCGGCTGTGTTGAGCGGGGATCTGTGGAGCGCATTGGATAGTCTGCAAAGCCTGTCGTGGGATGTAATATTCGGAATACTAAAAATAGTGGCAAGCATAGTAGACCTGATATTCAACCCGGAAGGCACGTTTGGCACAAGCGCCGTGGACGCTGTCAGCAAGGCAGAAGAATTCTGCAGAGGCCTCCCCAAAATTTCTGAAATGGCAAACAAAGCAAAAGAAACGCTATCCAATATGTTTGAGCCATTCAAGCAGAAAATCAAGGTGCTGAAGCTTCACCTGATGGACTTGTGGTACAACATCAAATGGTGGTGGATACGCAATGTCCAGCCGTCCCTTGACGCAATATTCCAGCCAATTATTGAGGCGTGGGACGCATGCGTGCAGTGGGTGAGGGACAACCTCATGCCCAGCGCAGAAGAAGGCGGCGCCGGGGTTGGCGAGGCGTTTGCCAAGGGGTTGAAAGCAGGGTTGTATGTTATCCCGACGCTTATCAACGGCATAATCAGCGCAATCGAAACCGCGCTGAATATGATAATCTCCAAGATCAACTCCTTGTCGTTCGATATTCCGAACAAACCGCTGTACGGCGTTTATGCCGGGCAGCACGTCGGCTTCAACATCCCTTCGGTCAGCATACCTCGCATAACCATTCCTGCGCTCGCGCAGGGCGCGGTCATTCCGCCGAATAGAGAGTTCCTTGCGGTGCTGGGCGATCAGAAGAACGGCACGAACATCGAGGCGCCGCTTGATACCATCGTGGCGGCCTTCAGGCGCGTCATGGCGGAG